TCCTACAGTCGGTTCGACTGTCCTAGTAATGATGAGCTACCCGTTTGGCTCATCGATGATTCCACCCCGCCATACCACAGAATATTACACCGGCGAAGTTCTACCGTCTTATAAATGGATGACTGATAGTCAGTTCTGCCTGAGCGGATACGGCGATACGCCAGTTCGCGTTATCGATATCAGCACAGTTGAGCAAATCAGACTCATCAACGGCTTCTTTCGGCCTGTCACGGTATCGCTCAAGACGGTGAAGGTTGCGGGCTCCAAGTCGGGTGTATTTTATACAGTAACTGGCAACAGAGGCGTCTACACATGCAGCTGCCCAGGATTCCAGTTTCGACGTGCTTGCAAGCACATCGTCGAAGTGAGCAAAACATAGTTTACTTTTATTCTTGTTTGTGTTATAATAAACCAACAAAGGAAATGAAATGAAATCGCTAGAAATGTACGTAGAGCAGAAAAACCGCCTACACAAATTTTTTATGATCGCGCCGTACAGCCTCTCGAATGCTGCCGACCGTCAGTCAATTGCAGATCATTTGGTAGCTGATATGAGCCCAGAAAATATTTCCTGCGATGGTGAGATTCGCGGGACGGCGCTTCGCGCCAAGGCAGAATGCTTAAATTTGTGTGTTAAAGAATTATGCAGTATCGACAGCACGGTTAAATTTCAATCTTACTAAGTTCAAAATGGAAAAAGTTAAACTCAAACTCGTCGGTCTCGACGGCAATGCATTCGCTCTGATGGGGGCTTTTCAAAGAGCAGCTCGTCAGCAAGGTTGGTCTCAGAATGACATCGCCAATGTACTTTACGACTGTCAGTCCGGTGATTATAATCATCTGCTATCAGTTCTGATGGCAAACACAGAGCCAACACGGAGTAAAAAATGAATGAATCAACTGAACTAGAAGAACTGCGCACGCGGTTCTCTGACTTCCATAAAGACCTGCTTGGCTTCCGCCCAGTATGGTGCATGCATTTGAACTCAATTGAGTATGTCCAAACCGAAATTCAAAAATTACACAATACCATGAATCGATTACTCGAAACCGTCGAGGGTCGGGAAGCCCTCAGAAATGATGGGTGGGTGGTTAACGAAGCAGATTATGACAATTTACAAGTTTCCTAGTATCGATCAATTTCGTAACTGTGCTAAGGCTGTTCAAGCTAAAGTACAATGGCGTTCGCTTGATGAAAACGGCGATAACGTGTTTGACCGTACCGCGAAGATGCCGACACTGACTTTCCGAGGAACCACGAAAGCACACGGTTCCAACGGCGGTATTATCTATGACATTGCAAGTAGCACGCTTCAATATCAATCTCGTGAACGTGTTTTAGAACTGACTTCCGATAACGCCGGATTCATGCTGTATATGATGAGTAAGGAAGCTGCACTGTTCTCTATCTTCACACATATTCATGCGCTAAGTGATGTTGTATATCCTGAAAAGATTGCTATTTACGGGGAGTGGTGCGGTGGGTCTATTCAAAAGGGCGTATCAATCAACGGTCTTGCTAAGATGTTTATCATCTTCGGTATCAAGGTTATCAAAGGTGAAACCCATACTTGGATGGATATGGCGGCTGTCGGTAATATTGCTGAACCCGAGCACAATATCTATAATATCTTGGACTTCGGATCATACCACATCGATATTGACTTTGAAAACTCCGGTAGAGCAGTGAACGAAATGATTGCCATTACTGACGCAGTTGAAGTTGAATGTCCGATTGGTAAACACTTTGGTCGCGTGCTTGGAACCGACGTGACTGTTGGTGAAGGTGTTGTATGGAAATGTATCACACCAGGTTACGAATCTTCTGACTTCATGTTCAAAATAAAAGGTACCGCCCACGCCAATTCAAAGGTAAAAACCTTGGCACTAGTGGATGTTGATTCGATAAACGAAAGGATCATCTTAGCTAATGGTGTTACCCCAGCCTGGAGGCTTGACCAGGGGATTGAAGCTGCATGTAATCTATTGAACGGCGGGAACATGGAGATGACCCATCTTGGCGCATATCTAAAGTTCGTCAACCAAGATATTATGAAAGAGTGTTCAGATCTTTTTGTCAAGAGCGGTATTTCTCCAAAGGAAGTATTCCCTCACGTAGCGAAAATCGCCAGAACCTATTTTATAGATCGAATGAATTCTTAGGGGTAAATGAGAAACCTGCAGTATGTGTTATAATAATATTATGAAAGAGGAAATGGATATAATTGTGGAAAATCAGTTTGAGCCCAAGAAACTTGGTGGCCCAATAGCCACTGTAGCACGTCGGTGGTTCATCGATAGGTTGAATGCAACTATATGACAGCTATCTTCTTTATAATAATTTGGATCGCGGGTATTGTTTTAGCTAATGGCTTCTGGAGCACAACGTTTGCCATTATAATCCCATTTTGGGGCTGGTATCTTGTTATAGAATTAATTATTAAGGGACTTCTATCATGACTTTACCTATATTAGGTCTTATCTTCATCACATTGAAATTAATGGGTTATATAGCATGGTCCTGGTGGATCGTGCTGATGCCATTATTTTTCTGGCCTGTTGTATTCCTTGTTGGCGCATTATTCTTTGGCATAAAGATGTCTAAAAGAAAGTCATAATCTAATTTAGGAGAAATATTATCTTTTATTATCGTGAATGGATGGTCCAAAAGCCAAAAGATTCTACTTGGGCCACATCTGGTTCGCACTATAAATTTTGCGGACTGTTTCTTTTTGGGATAATCCCGCTTTACGTAAGAAGGTATGGCTCATGATCAATTTTAAACAAACGGAATTAGATATTATCTACTCCCGTAATAAGGATACTTCTTTCATAGTCTCTGTTATGGCCGAACTGGAGGATTATAAAGCGCAAATCATCTACAACTGTGATCGATTCGTCGATCAATTTGGACAAAAATTAGATGTAGAAAAATTTGACAAATACCATAAATTCCACAAAATACAGTGTGAGGAATACGCTAAAATTACTCGTCTCCAAAAAGTTATCCATGCCTACACAAAATGAAACTCCATTTGTTATTATGACCGCTGAGGTCATGGCTTTAGCTAATATTAAGTTCAGCGATAACTTCTTATTCAAATCTGCCACCGATTTTAGTCTCTTTATTGAAAGTGAAGCGGTTAAGCAGGATAAAACATGTACCGATATCATCTTGAAATACTGTGACGAAAAAGACATCGAACCCGATGCTATTGCCAAGCACATCAACAATAGTTTGAAGGGCAAAATTGAGCAGGAAATGATCGAAACGGGTTTAATGGATTCAAGATCAACCTTAGAGGGATTCTAATGAGACCAATAGTACCAATTACAAATCCGCCACCAACACCAGCTATTGGTGTAGCGCTTGTATATCTTGCTGATGCTAAGCTAGCTTTGTCACGTGAAATATGGAATGCGTTTCAGCTTGAGGACGCCATCCGTTCTGCCGATTTCTTCATATCAAAAGCCAAAGCCACATTTGGTTATAACCAGGGCGCATAGTCGTGAACGGCTTTCAGGTATGGAGATTGCATCGTGCATTGAAGATGCACTTTACGACTCGCAAGTATGATCTATTCCAATATAACGGACGTTTTTATGGTGACGATGAGATTATGTTTAAGAAGCTTAATCATAAAATGTTATATGAGATGATGTCGGTTAAGTTTGAAAATCCGCATCAAGCGGTAGAGTTCTTCTTATCTAATCTACTCTATACAAGAGCAGATGAAGCCTTTACACTCCACGCCTGGGATAATTACAAGCGCTGGATCCGAGAAAAGGAATCACTAACAAAGTTGATAGCCGACGATCTTGGTGGGCTCGACCTATCGACCGATCTTCATGACGATGTTCTACCAAAACTCCTAAAACTCATAGTCGGCGGTAAGATAATGCCACAAACTGCAGTAGCAATAGATGCCGTCATCCCATTTCTTGCTGATTGGGATGCCAAAGTTTATTTTGGACACGAGGAAAGTGTGTTAAAATTAATCAAGTTGAAACGATTTGTTAAATATAACACAGAACTTATAGCTCAACTAATAGTGAAAAAACAGTGTGAAAAATAAGCCCGTTAATCGGGGTCCCGATTATCGTCAAGAAAAGCTCGACGAGCATAACAATTTAAACACCCGTAAAGTTATCCGCGACAAGCGGTATTATGTCATCGATGATGAAGATGAAATCGATCGTATTCTAAACGACGAAGAAGATCTGTACTCTGATACAGAATAGGTTTATTTTATACGGAATACATCGTATAAATAAAATACCGACGCAACCGTTCTTGGTCGTCGGAACAATCCCCCCTAGTGGGTAAAAGGAAAATTATGGCACTATCTATCGCCGACTTGCGGGCTCTCCGCACAAAAGGTTTTGGTCAAATCACAGAGGCACTCAATAAAAAGAGTGAATACGCTCGTGATGACGAAGGCTACTTCAAACTCACAGCTGACAAGGCCGGCAACGGATCCGCCGTTATTCGGTTTCTCCCAAAGCACGCAGACGATGAACTACCGTGGGTTATCTATCATTCCCACGGCTTTCAAGGCGACTCCGGCAAATGGTTGATCGATAACTGTCCAACCTCTTTGGGTCTTCCCTGCCCAGTATGTGAAGCAACTCGCGCTCTATATAACACAGGCACCGAAGATAACAAGAAGCTTGGTGCTAAGCGCAAACGCCGTACCCACTATGTGTCAAACATACTTGTTATCAGCGACCCGAGAAACCCAGAAAACAATGACAAAGTTATGCCCTTCAAGTACGGCAAGAAAATCTTCGAAAAGATCATGGGTGTGGTCCAACCAACGTTTGAAGACGAAGTAGCTTGTAACGTATTTGATCTATGGGAAGGCGCGGCATTTAGATTGCGCATGGCTAAAGTTGAAGGCTATCCAAACTACGACCAGTCAAAGTTTGATTCCGCATCGGAAATCGCTAAAACGGACGAGGCTATTCTAGCTATCATGAATCAAGTAACACCCCTGAATGTTGTTATGGCTCCAAGTAGGTTCAAGTCTTATGAAGAACTCACCAAGAAACTTGAATCTGTTCTAGCCGAAGGGGGCACTGCTCGTGCAGAACAAATTGTTGAGCAAATGCGCGCCGAACCGTCTAAGAATGCTAAGCGACCCGAGGCGCCTGCGCCAAAAGGCGAAGCCTCAAGCTCAGTATCAGAAGAAGATGATCTAACTGATTACTTCGCTTCTTTGGCAAAATAAAATGTCTAATCTTAATATTATAGCCGAACTTGAATTCATTTACAAGAAGATGCTCGAGAATGGCGAGTATGGGAAGGCTCAAGAGGTCTTGCTGAAGATAACGGAAATTAAGACTCGAAACGAATCTGGTCAAAATACAGGACCAAATATTCTTCTTGGATAATCCAAAGGACCTTCGGGTCCTTTTTAGTATCATAAATAAGAGAAAGGATAACCTATGCCCGCAATATCAAGAAAAGATGATGACGTATCAAGTCCAGATGGTATTG